CGGCCTGCGATACTTGATCGCCGCCCACCCGTCACCATCTACAAGATAGCTCATATATGCAATATCCTGCATATCAAAAAAGTTATTTTTTCGATACAAATCACAGGCCGTGCTGTTTGCCCAAAGGTTAAATTCACGAAACGCCTGACGCTGCCACTCTTTAGCTTCCTCTGCAGTCAATCCCAGCAACCTATAATCTATTTTAGGCGAAACTTTAAGACCAGCGCCTATAACATTGCTGCGCGAAGTATTAATAGCACTTGAACCAAGCGGAGAGTTACATACTAAATCTGCACTGCGGTTTCGTAAAGTTACCAAATTTACATCGACATCTGCTTTAGTACTGGATTTCAAGGGATTATAGCCACGTAAAGTACTTCGTGTCCTACTGGCGCCGCCTTCTGAATAGCCGCTGTTCACTATTATTATTTTTTTATTATTTTCATTTCCCTCAGTAGGATGCCTGGCCTTAGCCGGTATTGCTTTTTTACGTTTCACCATCATCTATCCTCCTAATCCCGCATAATAACTTGCTTTGTTCGATGCCCTCTTGGATACATTGCCTCATCCGTAGTCGCTCCTGCAGCAATAAGATCATTTATTTCTTTTCTTATTTCTGATAAATCAGCTCTCGTCAGCGTTCTATTGCCAATTCTGTAGCTTTGCCCTGCTACCAAAATAGACTGTTCTGCAGATAAATACTGCTTTAACCGTTCATTAAGTACCGTACTTGCCACTAATAATCCCCCCTCACACTTTTTCTAATGCAGCCGTAGCCGCATTTAGGCTTGTTTTTCAGTTTAGACTTTACCGATTGTTCTTTGATTGCATTCGGGCTGTTGATCAATTTTTCCAAAGCCTCGAAATCTGGATTTACGCTTAACATACATGCGAGGTTATAAACCCGCAGATCCAAAGGCTCATTCCGTTTATCTTTAGCTATATTTACCCACTGATATACTAATACTCCATTTTTCCGACGAGGCTCTTTTGTTTCAGATATAAGGCCTTTAAAATAAAATTCATCGTAGCCGCGAGTTAGCTGTACAGTTACGCTATCACTCTTATCAAGCGGAAAATGAAAATATTTAGGTCCAGGCTCTTCAATCGATAACCGATCCATAACATATTGTTTGCCGCTATCTGTGCCCAACATTACCAGCGGTATCGTATGTCCCCTTACGGTTTTAACCTTAGCGTACTTATGCAATAACG